CCTACGCTGCGACCGACGCTGCGACCTACGCTGCGACCCACGCTGCGACCGACGCTGCGACCTACGCTGCGACCGCCGCTGCGACCGACGCTGCGACCTACGCTGCGACCCGCGCTGCGACCTACGCTGCGACCTACGCTGCGACCCGCGCTGCGACCTACGCTGCGACCGCCGCTGCGACCCGCGCTGCGACCGACGCTGCGACCTACGCTGCGACCCGCGCTGCGACCTACGCTGCGACCGCCGCTGCGACCGACGCTGCGACCGACGCTGCGACCTACGCTGCGACCCGCGCTGCGACCTACGCTGCGACCCGCGCTGGAGAATTATTCGCCCACATCGCCCGCGAGATTCTCGGCGCCGATGCCAGCTTGGGTCTAGCGTGCGCCGCCAATTGGTACAACTATTACCAAGGCGGCAACATGTGGTCGGCGTGGGACTGCTGGCTCACAGCGGCGCGCGACATTTTGGGATTGCGCCTCCCCTGCCATGATGCCTACGAAGCGTGGGAACGCTGTGCGCAGACGGGCGGTTTCCGGCTCGTGCACGAGAAATTCTGCATGGTCTCAGACTTCCCAGAACGGCTTCTCGTCGATGCGCAGAACCGTCCGCATTGCGACGATGGTCCCTCGCACCGCTGGCGAGACGGCTGGGCCCTCTATCACGTGCACGGCGTCCGGGTGGAAGGATGGATCATCGAACAGCCCCATCTCCTCACCGTTGCGGCAATTGAGAAAGAGCAGAACGCCGAAGTGCGTCGCGTCATGATCCAGCGCTACGGCACGGCGCGTTACATCAAAGATTCCGGCGCGCAAGTCGTGCATCAACTGCCAGAGAACTATTACGTGCGCGGGCTGCGGGGCGCGAAGCTCTATCGCAAACCGCGACCCAGTGACAGCGATATCGTGATGTTAGCTGTGCAGAACTCGACGGCGGAGCCGGATGGTTCGGTGAAAGAGTACATGCTCCGAATCGAGCCAGCGGCATATGGCGGAGAAGCCGCGAAGGACTGTCATGCGGCCATTGCGTCCACCTGGAGAAAATCGGACGGGTCGCTCTACTTCGCGCGCCCGCAGGACTATCGACCGGGGTGGGAAAGCTAGTGATCGGCGCACGCACACATTGCGGCAGAAGGAGAGTCGCATGACCGAAGCTAACCGTCCCAAGGATCTGCTGTGCGTTCGGAGAATAGGCTGCCTGCATGAGCAGGAGTGCAGAGCTGCGGGCCATTGCACACACGCTTCGTCCACCGGCTGCACGGTAGAGCAGGGGACTTCAAAGACGGTTGACTGGCCCGCGCGGTTGCACATTGCTCCCGAAGGCGCCCTCCGACTGCTGCTAGAGGCGGTGCGCATTGGCAAGATCACAGTCGATGAGGCTATGGATTGCTTCAAGCCAGATAGCCCACCGGACGAGACGTCCACAGTTCAGCAGGGCGGATGGTCTGAGGAAGCGGCCAAGGTCTTCCAGTTTGCGCGAGAGCATCCAGATATCTTCACTCCCGAGAACGTGAAAGCCTTCATACAGTCTCGGGAGAGAGCCGCTGCGACAACGCCAGCATTTCGCTGCCCGATCTGCGGGAGCACGGACGGCCAATGGCTCAACGACGATCCCAATAGCGGGGCGCACGAATGCCGCGCCTGCTTAGCATCGGACACAAGGTCCGGTGAGTCGTGAGTTTCACCCTCCTGTCAAGCGAAGTTCGCAAAGCTCGAAAGCCTCACCGCTGTATCTGGTGCGGGCAGCCGATTGCGGCTGGCGAAACCTATCGGCACGATCGCGGCATCTTTGAGGGAGACATGCACATTCAGGACTGGCATCCCGAGTGCGATGAGGCTTCCCGCAAAGAAGCGCGCGAGGAAGGAGGGGACTACGAGTTCAATCCTTACGACCACGAGAGACCAACTGTGAGCGAGTCCGTTCAATCAAAAGGAGACTGATCATGAATTACTACCGCTACGATTACCCCCTGACGCGCGACCCCTGGGAGACACGCTACCTGTCCTGCTCGGCGTTCCGCTGGATGTTCTTCCGCGGCGGGAATAGCTGGTAACCGGTCAATGGATAACCAGCTCTCGCCGATGTTAGACCAGGTCTACGAGCACATGGAGGGCTCAGAAGTGTCCTTGGACTACTCCCGGCGCCACGGCATTAGCTCTGCTGCGATTCTCACGGTTCACACCGATGAGATTGCCGACGCGCTGGCAATGCACCTAGCGCCCCGAATCGAGGGGCGCGTGGTCATCGAGGTAGGCGGCGGAATCGGACTGCTGGCGCTGCACATGGCGCAATACGCCAAGCGCGTGTTCTGCATCGAGGCAAACCCGATGTGGTCGTGGACGTTCGCAGCGGTGCTGCTGGCGCGGAAGCCGAAGAATGTCTCGTTTCTGTTCGGTGCGGCAGACGAGTTCGCGGGCTGTATCCGTGGAGATGTGGCGCTATTCTGCACGCACTCTGATGCGGCCGGCATGCGGAGCGTTGCGGGCAAGTTCGCGCGAGAGGTTATCGACGTGTACGGCGAGATCGTGCCGGAGTGGAATGAGCTGCGCGACCTCACGAGAGGCGCGTCCAGCGCAGGAGATGAGCAATGTTCTGGGTCTTAATACTGGCAATCGCGCACATCGGCACCGGGGCCGGCGTCACTTCCCAGCAATTCCCGACAGAGCAGGCTTGCAATGAAGCGTTGTTAGCCGCGAAAGCTCATTGGGGACGCGACGCGGACGGTATCTGCATCCGTGTCAGACAAGACTGAACTGCTCCAACCGTGTCCGAGGAACAGTGATGAGCAGGGGCGGTGATCACGGGCACGAATCGGTGCGGATGCTGGTCTGGGCGGAAATCGACAGCGGCATCGCTGATGCGGTTCGCTATCTGATGGAGCTGCCCGGCGTGATGACGCACACGAGTTGTGAGGGCGGCGAAAACTACCGGCCCTATGTCATGGTGACGTGGGAAGACGAGGCTGCGCGCGCACGGATCGTGGAGCACTTCGACTTAACTGAGGAGGGCAATCATTGGGCCTACGCTCACCCGCGAGATTCGTTCTCGGCGGTCACGCCTCGATGAGCGCTAGGCACCGCCATGCACAGCGTAGAGCCCGGTTACGGCTCGATGTGGTGCGTAGGTGGCGGCAGTTCCGCTGGGCGCTGAGAGCGCTAGCGTTTGACTACGCCGAATCGGTCTATCGCTGGCGTAGGCGAGATCGAGCGGCGCGCTCGTGAGTGACTACATCCATCCGTTGATTGCCGGGGTTATCCGGGAGCTTCCCAAGCCGGGCGAGCCCATGTCCGCCCGACGACGTGGCGAATGGATGGCATGTTTCGAGGGCATCTTGGATTTGCTCTATCCGTTATCCGGTGCGCCGGTTGATGCTAAGGCCGTGAGAGGCATTTTAAGTACACCGGACCCCACGGCAGCGCCTCATGAGTGAGTACACCTGCATGATGTGCGATGCCGAATTGCCGGACGACTACGATCCAGCGATGTGTTGCAGCGGTCTGATGTGTGGCTGCATGGGAATGCCGACAAATCCGCCGATCTGTAGCCAGAAGTGCTGGGACGCGCTGATGGCGCGAACTCCGGAACCACAGGAACCGCCTCGATGAAAGACACGTTTTGCCCTGCGACAATGTGCCCGCTATTCGCGGCTGAGGGTTCGATCTGGACTGGCGACAAGAACGCGCACTGCGAAGGAGAGGCGTGCGGGTTCTACTGCCAGGGCCATTGTGAAGCCGCTGGCGCGGCGCTCTCGCAGGTCATGGAGGCCGCCTCGGGTCGGCGTCCGTTTCAGCTTGCCGTGGTCACAGAGGGCCGCAGAGGCGCAGAATACATAGGACGACAGGGGAAGACTTTCGACTGCCCGCGAACCGCAGAATGCCAGTGGCAGGTTGAAGCTGGAACCAATCTATGTCCCCCGCGAGCAGCCTTGGCCAAAGGCGTGGACCCACGAGCGTGCGCGTGGTGAACCGAAATAAGGCAGCCCCTGCGTCTTCGGGCGCTGGATGTCAGGGCCCTGTGGCGAGTGGGGCGTTGCCGAATATACTCGCCGTCTATCGGACGGATGATCCGGCGACCGGATAACTCAGATGAGCGCGACGACTCGTTGGCGGTACAGATGGGGGTATGCGTGGCGCCTGTGGCGAGCCTATCGCAAGGTGGAGCATCCTTGGCCCGCGTGGTACGCCCTGAAGTTCCTGTGGAAGGGCTACGTGCGCGTCCTGGCGGATGGGAGGACCGGATGCCAAAGAACCTGCTCTCTAGGCAGTTGGTAAACGTCGCGCAGTGGCTTGAGAACGGATGCGATCCGCAGAAGGCGGCATTGGAGCTGCGGGGCTATGCGGACGACCTGAGAGCCGCTGACGAACCGAGCGCGGGTCAATCCGAGATCGAGCGGCTACGCACGACTGTCGAAAACCAGCGGATTGAACTTCGGAAGCTTCATAGAGAAATCGATGAAGCGCGGCGGGCGTTCAACTGGTTAGACCGGCACAATGCATGGCCACCCGGGAGCAAGCGACCTGGTCCGCCGACAGATGACGACATCCGAGCATGGGTCCGCGCGCTGTACAGTGGCGAGGAAAGCGCGGTAATGCCACCGGAGAAATCGTCAGGAATCCGCTGATCCCAGAGTGAATGACGCATCCGCCCCGGGCAGAAAGTTCGTCGTCATGGCTCCCTGCCCGTCCCGGGTGACGGCGAGTGACAGGCCCGCGGCGAGCTGATTCATCTCCTTGTCCATCCGTCCTGCCGTAACACCGAACCCTGCGGCCTTGTCGGCCGACCAGCTAAACGGGCGAATGTAGTTCCCGGCCCCATCGAACCCCGAAGGCGAACCCGTCGCCGCCCCGGCAATCGTCAGGGTGATGACCGTAAAGGGATTGACGGGAACCCCCGCAGCCGGGCTCTGCACCGTGACCGTACCCGCGGTGGCCCCGCCGGCTGCGAGGTAGGTGGCGGTCAGGGTGTTGGTGGCAACCAACACGTCCAGCCCCACGACGTTCGGGACGGTGATCTGACCGACCAGATACGTGAGAATCGCATTCGAGGAGTCTCCCGCCAGGTCCGCAAAGTTCGTATTGACCTGGTAGATCCCGGGGACCGATGGCGTACCCGAAAGCGAGCTCGCCGTGATCGAGAGGCCCGTGGGCAGCGCATCCACGGTCGTGACGATGACCGTATCCCCGTTCGGATCGGTGCCGTACGGGGAAAGATTGATCGGGGTGATCGCAACGCCGACCGGGAAAACAAAGACAGGCGGCTTCGGTGGACCCTGGGGGGCTTTGTTGTTGATGTAGTTGGTGACGGCCGGGGAGAGGAGCGCGGCAGAGCGGTCGTAGTACTGCGCAACAAAGCTCTGGCGGTTGGAGGTCCCGGTATAGGAGACCGACCCGTCCGCTGCGACGATCAGGGTATCGCCGTCCGGGCCCGTGACGGCATCCACGACAAATACGTCGGTATCCGCAACGGCCGGGGAAGCCCCGTCTCCGATAGAGAGTGCCCCCCCGGGGGGTGCCCCGTTTCGTACTGTGAACTGCTTCCCCGCGGCAGGGTTCAGGAACTGCGCGAGGAAAGAGGCCACCGCAGAATCCACCGTGGTGTGCAGGACGTGATGGACGTCGTACAGGGGGTTGGCGAGCGCCCCGCCCAATACTTGCGTATCCGCGGCAGTCACCGCCTTGTTCACGGCCGCTTCTGCGGCCCCACCCGTCCCGTTCTGTGCCGCCTTGATCTGGGTAGGGGTAGGGGTGGCGGAGTCCGCCAGCGTCGCCACAATGTACCAAGTACCACTAGCGGACGGGGTGGCCCCCCAGGTGTAAGAGTTAGAGGTCTTGGAGTTAAGGGTGGGGCCGGCAGTGAAGCCAGACGAAGCGGCTGCAGCCGTTCGGATGGCGACCAGGTAACTGGCTTCCGCGAGGCTTGAGTCCGAAATAGAAGTGCCCTGACTGGTCAGGGAGATTGATGTGGCTGTCGTCTGCTGCCAGCGATTGAGGCAGAAGGCGCTCTGGAAGTTACCCGCCGGAACGCTCGAGACGAGCTTGGTAAAGCTCCCCATCGTCGAGAAGGTCTCGCCGTCCCCGGTCCCGGACTTCCTCCGCACTCCTAGCCCCAGCACATAACAGTTCGCCGTGCTGATCGTGAGAGCCGGGAACCCGACGCCATTGGTCCCCGTAGTGACGCGGCTCGCGGAGGCCTCAATGGTCACGGAGGTATCCACGTCCCCGTTCAGTTGCAGGACGATCGCTCCGCCGTTCCCGGCGCCCGACCAGTTGACCGTGGGAGCGGTCTCTCCCGTCCCCAGAATCTTGTAGTACGCGACGAGGCCGATGCCGGTCAGAGCGGGGAGGTTCGGAAAGATCGTCCAGGTCGAAGGGGTAGAGATGGTCTCTGACCCATAGGACCAGGTGACGTACACCCCATAGTTCCCGGAGACCGTGGCGGAGGCAAAGACGGGAGTAAGGTTCCCGGACCCTGTGACGACTGCTGCGGTACCGACTTCAGCGAGTGCGGTCATGGGGCCGTATTCCAGGTGCCCTCAGACGGCACGCCTGCGAGCGTGGCGCCGCTCTTACTGTCGATGAGGGTGATGATGGCGGCCGTCTTGTGAGGGTCGCTGGAGCTCGTATTGGCCGGGAGAAACGTGTTATTCGGGAACACCAGATGCCAGCCGTTCATGGTCGCCGTCTGGTAGGTCCAGAAGTCCCCCGGAAGGATGGCGCCCGCCCCCACCGAACCGCTGGAGAGCTGGTACTCCCCGATCCACGGCATCTTCCCGCGCAGGTCCGTATAGGACGCGACGGTCTGTCCGTTGACGATGCTCAGCCCCCGATAGACGAGGTTCGCCTGAATGGTGCGAAAGCCGGTCGGGTACCCGCCGGTGAGCGGCAGAGGACTCTCAGGGTCAGGTCCCCCAATGGCGATCCCGCCCGCCGACCGACAGGCCGTGAACAGGGTCACGAACTGCTGGTCGTTGTTCGGGGAGTAATTGGCCTCCAGGCGCAGCATCGTGTGGGGCCAGGAGGGCTTGGTGGTGGGGTAGAGACGGTTGATACCGGTGATGAAGCCGGACCCCGTCACGCCCGCTTGCGGCGCCACGGCGGTCTCCCCCATCGGGTAGAACATCTCCACCAGCGGGTGAGTGTCGTACCGCGCCCCGAAGGCGTTGGTGAGATTGATCAGTGCATCCCAGACGCGGGAATCCCCGAAGTTCAGGACCGAGGAGAGGTTCCCGGACCACGTGGACCCCGCCGGGGCAACCACGACCAGGCCCTGACTCACGAGGTACTGGGGATAGACGTTATTCGGGACGACGCCGGTGGGATTGCTGAACGTGCGATCGTTGACGCCGATCAGAAGGCGCTTCTTCGTAGGACACGCGGCGAGTTTGGCGAGGATCGCATCCACCATCGCAAAGCCCGGGGTGTAGTCGCCCTGGGTGTTGCCCTCGAAGTAATGCATCCAGGGCGTGAACTGGATGCCGGCGATATTCGGATCCGCCCCAATGGAGTCGATGAAGGCGAAGAGCGACCCGGCAGCCGGCGTCTGCGGAGGTGGGGGATTGTTCGCGACGTTCCATGTGTAGCTGGAGAACCAGAGGTAACACCCCGCGTGGAACTTGACGCCCGTGCCGGAAGAGACGGCGAGGATGTTCCAGGGGATGGCGGGACTGTCGGTGTTGATCCCGAGGAACGTCGCCCGCAACACCAGAACTCCGCCGCCTGAGATCGTGGCGGGGTTGGTAGCATTGTTCCCGCCGGCAGGATCCACCCAGCCCTTCGTGGAAGGCGTATCGCCGGACTGTGCAACGAGCGTGATGGTCGCCGTGCTCGCCCCCGTGCCGGAGAGCATGGCGCGTGCGTTGAAGCTGATCGCGACATTGGCCGGCTGATTGACGAGGGAAGCGAGCCCGGAGATGTTCCAGGTGAGAGTGGGAGTTTTGGTGCCGAGGGGAAAGTCGCCGTCAAAGGTCCCGTCTAGATTCTGTATGAATTGCCAGCTGTGAGCGGTGAGCGTCGCCACTAATCCGCGCCCAAGATGGTCAGCGCGGCCTGCGCACGCACGATGTCCGCCTTGATTGCGCCCTCACAGTGTCCGGGAGAGATGTGATTGAGCACCCAGCCGAGGTCCCGCGCCCACCCTTGGGCTTTTGGTTTGCGCAATTCGAGGCCCGTCCACGAGCTGATGGTGATGTCGTAATCGCGCCAAACCACGCACCCCCAGAACACATCGAACGCGCGCAGGATCACGATCGCCCATGTGTTGTTAAACGTGTAGGGGGGTACGGGCGTCTTCACGGATTGTGACGACTAAGGTTCCCGAAGTCGCCCATATGCCCATTGGCGAAGCTCAAGAGCCACAGGAGTAGGATCACCGCCACCACGACATACACGACGGTCTTGACTATCGGCGGGATGCCGGGGATCTGACCGATCCCCCAGAGAATGACGCCCACGATGCACAGCACAATGAAGGCGTAAAGAAGTAAACTGATCATATCCATCTCCTCGGTTTAGCGTGCTGCACAGACATGCAGGATGTAATGCTGGAGTTCGCTCACCTGGGCGTCGGCGCGTTGCGCAATCGCTTGCAGGTCGGGTCCGATGTCTGGCCCTGGCACAGGGTTTCCGTCACCAGTTCCTGATAGTGCGGGAGCTGCATGGCCGTCGGGTCCGCTGCGGGCGGGACCGGGCACGGTGCGGCCACCGGACGCGGGACTGATGCACAGCCGAGCGTGCACAGGATGAGCCACAGGGGCAGTAATCGCATCATGGTAGGTCGCACCCTCTTGGAAGACGGTCGTCACGCCTTGGGCGTGTACCGCGGAGTTGTGAGCAGTTTGCTCTGCCACGAGCGCCGCATCGGCTTTCTTCACCTGGGCCTCGCCTTCCGCGATCAGGGAATGGCGATAGAAGAGAAACGCGACGATCAGCGCAGCGACCCCTGCGAGTTCAAGCAGGAGCCGCGTGGGTATCACAGGCATCAGGGCGCTACCGTGGTGGACTTGGTGCTGGTGGACGTGGTCTGCACGAGGGAGGGCGGACTAGACCAGTCGCGACCGGCGTCCGAATAGACCTTATAGACCCACGTGCCTAAGCCGGTGACCGCGGTAATGACCACACTCGCCATGCCAGAGGCTTCCAACCCACGAGCGGTCTGCGGGAGCGCGAAGTACCACATGAGGATGCTGTCTACGATATGCGCGAGCCACCATGCATAAGCGAACAGGACAAGGCGCGGGACCACGCGCCAGGTATCGAAGATCTCAGCCCAGTCCACCCACGTCTGTTTGTTCAAGCCCTCACTCCATCTGGAGTGATGGAGTAGTGGTCATAGTCGCGGATTGTGAAATCGCCTCCGAATTTGTATGCAGGCCCGAGCGTCTTCCACCACTCGCCTAGCTGCACATAGGCGTCAGGAGTGATCAGGAATACCCCATCCTTGAAAAGGTTGAGATCGATGGCGAGCCGGTCCATATGCAGGCTGTGCGCGACGCCGATGTGGTGATCGGCATCCCATTGCGCCTGTTCTGGCGTACGCCATGCCTCCCCGAGCGTCACGCCATACCCTAACTCCGCAGCCTTCGCGATGAGTTTAGCGGCGGACTGTGCAAACTCTTCCTGTAATGCGCTCATTTGTTTTGCCCCTCATCGCGTCCTTGTTGCAAGCCCTCGATGACACCCTTGGCCTTTTCCGCCTGCCCGCTGATCTTCAGGAGCTCATCCATCTTGCCATTGGTGGAAGCGTGTACCTCTTCGACCTTCGCCATGACCTTCTCAAGTTTCTGGCTATTGTTCGCAGACAGGGCTGCGCTGGCCTCGATCTTTATTTGGTTACGCCACCCCAACACCACGGCTCCCACAGAGCCGACGAAGCCCCCTGATGCGGTGATGATCAGTGCAATCTGCGTCCCATCCACCATCGGCCTCTTACGGGTTATCGGCCGTCATCACGGCCTTATCCAGCACCCAGCACACGAACAGGCGCTCCTCGAACGTGTAGGGCGAAGGCGACGGACGAGCCCTCAGCGCATCGATCTTCGCGAGAGTCGCAGCGTCGTAGTGATCACGAACGCCTGCATATTCAGGCTTAGCGGGATCGAAAATCTCAAGGAGAGAGGAATTCAGAATGATGGTCGTGTGAGACATGGACTACTCCTAGTGATCAGATAACGGGATCCCGCGGCGAATGAGTTCAACTTTCATGTCCGCCACGCGCTCCTGCAATACGCGCGCTTCGCGTTCTGCGATGCGCGCCGTGTCGGCCGCGGCTTCAGCCCGCATCAGGGCCATGCCTGCGAGCCCTACGGCGAGAATGACGCCGATGATCAGCGCGCCCTTGTCGCTGATAAGCAGCCGAACGACGTTTACATTCGCATGCTCTGCGGCATGCACGGATTCATCGCTGGATCGCTCAATGTGGGATTGGTTGGGCGGTCCGTGCCTCGTCAATTCGCTCAAGTCGTTCGATTCTTCGTTCGTGTTCTGTGTATTCATCGACCTGCTCCCGGTGATATTCCCGGAACTGACCATACATGACTATCTCGCCAATGACTCCTGCTGCGACAAGAGTTGCAATCACGCCTAAGATCAGCTTCAGTATTAAGTCTCGGCCTCCCCCATTGATATAGTTGTTGGGGCGCGTGCGTTGGGAAATAATGATCTTGAGCGCCCGAAGAATCTGCCGCTGTTCATTGCGTCGGCTGTCCCGATCGCGATCGAAGTCCTCCGGGCCGCGCCCTTCCATGAGTGCCCTTCCCTTCTCGCAGAGCGCATCCAAACGCCACAGGAGACGCACGAATCGATTGGTCAGCGCCTCCATGATCGACGGCTCTATGGCCGCGGTAGACCCCTCCAATTGCATGCATCTCCTTTAGAGATTTCCCTCGCTCACCCATGTCCCAGGCGCTCCGGCTACGGTGCAGCGCCAGCCCTTCGGGCTCGCCACGACCGGGACAGACATCTCGGTCCTATCTCCAACCGCCCACGTTCCTGAGCCGGGTACGACTCCCGCGAGCCATTCAACGATGAGGCCCGTGGCGCCATTGACCATGTGCCCCGAATCCGCATTCCAGGTATTGCTCTTATCGAAGTAGGAACCGGTGCAGGCGCCCGTAGTGGTGATGACAACGGTCCCCGTGCTGCTGAAGAAGTTGCCCGCATACCGCACCCCCGTGGAGGCATTGATGCTTAACGCAAAGGTCGTCGTGGCGAGCGCGGTATTGCCGGTGATAGTCCCGTTGACTGCGGCGGCGAGACTAATCGGAATGCAGGCAGCGGAGCCTCCTGTGACGGTATTGCCGTTCACGGAGAAGTTCGACACATTGAATCCGCCCGATTGGTCAATGCGAATCCCGCGGAAACTGCAACCCGTGATTGTGTTGCCACTAATGGAGATATTGGAGATGTTGGCGGTCGAGGCCGTGGCGAAGATGCCATGCGTGGTCGCGAGACTCGTGGCCACATTGATCGTGTTGCCACTCACGGTCACATTGGAACTCGTCAGGAAGTAGATGGCGGCAACAGGCGTACCCGCCTGCAGGCTGATCGTGTTCCCCGTAATCGTCCCGCCGGTCGGACACCCTGTGAGCTTGATCCCGTAGAAGTTCTGCGGGTTGAGAATGAAGTTGCCGCTGATCACGAACGGGGAGAGCCCAGCGGCCCCGTTGATGCCAATCCCGGCCGGGGCGAGCGTATCGGCGGAGGTGGAAACACAGACATTGCGAATGACGTTACCGGTGAAGGTGCACCCCCCCGCCCCTGCGCAGTAGATCCCGGCCCCGGAATTACCGGTGAGGACCGTTCCCTGGATGTTCTCGATGTAATTCCCGATGGCGCTGTGCCAGGAGTCGGCGTTCGTGGTGACGTTATAGAAGAGCGCCCCATAGGCGACGTGTTGGCCGATGCGATTACCGTGCGCGAGACAGTACCGCGGGACGACTGCTCCGGCCCCGTAGTACTGCATGAAGGCAACGCCATACCAGCCGCCCGCAAAGCACTCGTTGTCCGCGACGATGTTGTAATCGGCGAGATTGGAAGTGCCGTCGTCCGTGACGATCACATCGGCGGTGCCGTTTTGTGAGCCGGTGAAGCCGTGGAAGTAGCAGTTACGCACTTCGCAATAACTGCTCGCCTTGATCCAGACGCCCGACCATTGCGCGCCCACGACTTCAACCCGCTCGGCCTTGCAGGCCACGCAGTTAGTCTGGAAGAGCACGGCTGCAAAGGTCGAAGCGGCCCCCGAACCTGTGATGTTGATCTTCAGGTCCTGCACGACCGTATTGGTGATGCCGGTCCCCACGATGTTGTTGAGTGAGGCGTTGGCGAACTGGAGGACCGTGGCCGCACCGTCCCCGCAGAAGGTTTGCCCACTGATGAGATTGAGACTGGCCGAACAGACATAGGTCCCGGCGATGGCATATACCCGCGTGTTTGAGGCGAGGGCATTGTTGATGGCGAGGGTGGAGTCCAGAGCGCCAGTGGGGTCGGCGCCATACCGACGAATGTCTCCGGGGAGATAACTGTAGTCCGTGGGAATGACGCTGGCGGTAATCTCTGCTGCGGTGCGCTGGTTGGGGGTCTGAGCGGAGAAGAAGGATTGCTTGCCCGCCGTACTGAGGTTGATGGTCCCGGACAGGTAAAGGTCTTTCCACCGCATCGCACCACTCCCGAGGTCGTAACTGGCCGTCACTTTGGGCAGCCAATGCGTCTGGGGCTTCCCCTGACCATCACGGGTGACGACACTGGACAGGGCAGCCGCAAAACTGTTGTGTTCGACGTCGAATCGGGACGCCGTTATGTCAAGCTTGTTCGCGGCGTCGCTCGTCCAGTTGTATGATCGGACGAATACGCCATTGCCATCGAAACCGGGCATTCACGAACTCCTGATGTTGAAACTCTTCACGCACTTCGCCGCCATGCTTTGTCTCGCAGGCATCACATTGGCGCTGTGGTACGTCTTGCCGCCGCTCGCAATCATTCCGATGCTGATCCTCATCGGGATCTGCATCGGGGACTCGGACCTACTTCAGTGATTGCTGAGCGCCGAGGAGACCTGCTGGAATAGCGCCGGTATTGGGTGCCACAGCACCCGGAAGCGCTCCGGCCTGACCCCAGGGGCTGAATAAGAGCCGCTTTGCGCCCCAGCGGGTAATGGGGACAGCCAAGCCTGCTGCTTTTTCTGCCAGACCGTGCCCAAACATCATCGTGGTTAGCGGGGCGTACATATCCAGATGATTCACGCCCATGCTGTGCGTGGGCTCGGCTACCGCCTTCGGAACGGCCTTTGCGAACTTCGCGAGATCCCGAAGAGGGCCGGAGAGCGGTTCTCCACGATCCAGCGCAGCAGCTAACTTCGCGGCAACCAGGTTCCCGGTGCCGGGGTTGATGGCATCCCCTACCGTGTGCGCAATCGCGATCTTCTGGCGTGCGGCGCGGAAGGTATCCACAAGGTCCGCGAACTGTGGCCCCTTGGCGCGCAACCCCTTGTCCATCGCATCTTCGACTGCGTTGGAGATATCGCGAATCCCTTGACCCGTGCCAGTATCACCGGCGCGGAAGGCCACGCTTGCCTTGTCACGCAAGATACGCGTGAGGTCGATGGCATCGCCGGCATCAAACTGCGGTTGATCGACCTTCTCAACCATATCGGCCAGATCCGTCTTCCCCATGCCGGGGAAGGAGCGCTCCGCTCCCCGGTACTTGGAGAGCACGGAAACCAGCCGCTCATGGAAGGAGGCAGGAGCCGTTAGCGTCCCGGCGGCCCGCAGCGGTTCATAGCCGGCCTGTCCGCTCTCACGCGCGACAGCGTTAGCCGCTTCTTCAGTCAACGGGGCATCGGGGTTGAGGCCCAGAACGCCCTTCCCGATACTGTTGACCGTGCCCTGATTCATAGACGATGCGCCCTGCTGCGTCGCAGCCTTCCCCGCCACCGTCTCCAGCGTCATATTTCTCAGGGTGCGATTCGTTGTCGCGGGAGGCACCTTAAGCCCCATGTCCTGCCCTCTGCGAATGACGTCAGAGGAGAGTTGCCGCTGCATGTCTGCCGGCCTCACAAACCCTTCAGGGGCTTGATGCGCAGCCTGCGGAACCGGCATGCGTGAGCCAGTCAGGCCAGACTCCACGAATCCCGCCACCTTCTCCCCTGCGTTCTGCGGCTCAGGGAGCCCCGCTTGGGTCAGCTGTTGATTGAACGTATGCGAGGGGAGTTCGTACTCCTGATGCGTACCGCCTGACTTCGCGAACGGGTTGAAGTCTGCGAGCGTAGGTCTTTGCCCGTGCATCAGGTTGTGCCCGAGATTGCGCGCGGCGACTCCGGCATCCATCGCCATCATCGGCATGCCCGCTACGCCCTGTGCGACCGCGCGGCCCGCAAGTCCGACCTGGCGGCCGATCTGATCGACAAAGCCCGGGGGGGCCGGCTTCTGGGCATAGTCCATCCAGGGCGGCGCTTCGGGAGAGGCTGCGGGGGCGTAATCCTCCCAAGGCCCACTCATGACTTCTCCCAACTCTCCTGTTTTGAGGGGTCGCCGCCCTTGAAGCGATACCCCTTCACGATATCGCCGGGGTTCGGCGTGCCCTTCGCGGGTGAACCACCCGGAGTGGGCGCAATCGCGGCCTGACCCTTGGCGAACTGCGTGAGCGGGAAGTGCTTGGCGTACCAGCTCTCGAAGCGCAGCGGATCGCCCTTCTGCGCGATGTACTTGCCATAGTCGTCCGAGCGCTGTTTGGCGTAAGCATTCTTGATGTTGTCCTGCTGGACTAGGGACCGGATCGCCTCTCCCGTCATATGAGCGCTGGGGGACATCTCATCGGTCTGGAGTTTCACTTCCATCTGCGTCATGCGCGCGCCGTAGATCTGACGCGCACCCTGAAGCGCTGCGTTCTTCAGGAATTTGTTGAGTTCCATCGTTGGCGTGACTTTCCCGTCACTCGGGATCAGAGAGGAAGGCACCCCGAGCTCTAAGAGCCTCGCCTTATTTTCCGTGAGCCATTCGGACATGGGTCCGGTTTCAGCCTGGGGCAGCACCTTCAGCGCTTCTGAGTTGTATTGCTGCTTCTGATCTGCGAGGTCCGCTTCCTTGCCGTATTGGCTCGAGAGCTCGGCGTCTTTCTTGCCCGCTTCCTGCAAGCGCCCGTGCGTGAAGGCATCGGGCGCACCCAAGGCTCCCGAAACGGGCAGCTTCGGCATGGACGCCCACGGCCCTTCCTGAGGGACGGGCGTCTGCTGCGAGGGCGGAAAGTAGTTCTTAGGGCCAGCAGAAGGACCAGGCTGATCGCGCAGGGCGGGCGGGGGCCCCAGCATATCGCCGGGGTAGCCGATCTTTGAGCCGCCGCCAGCCGTGGGGAGCGTCTGCGGGGTATTGCTCACCTTCTGAGCGGTATCCAGTCCCTCTTGGCGAGCGGCGAGTTCCTGAGCACCAGGGATCAGCGAAGCGGCGGGTCCCTGCGGACCCCACTGCGTCTGCACTCCATCCTTGGGAGCACTGAAGATCGGCTGCTTAGCGTTAACGTCGAAGATCGTCCCGCCGGGTCGCACGTCCTGCACATTCGTGGTGGACTTCTGGAGAGCCGCGAGCGCCATGCGTTTGCCCTGCGCAGAGTCGGGGTCGATCCCGGCGGCACGGATGTTGGCGCGGATGGCTGCGGGCTTGAAGTTGGGTGCGACGAAGGTCTTGGCATACTCCGACGGCCCCATCATGCCCATGAGCCCGGCCGCCTGACCACGTCCCATGCCCTGCGGAATCATGAGATTGCTCCCGCCGCCTTGGGGAGTCATCAGCCCAGAAGTTTGCGGAGGAGGTTGATCGAGCCCTCCTGCATACGGCCCTGCGGGGCTATTGGGAGCGCCCTGGGGCTGCTGATTGCCCTGCCCGCCCCCACCATACAGCCCCTGAAAGTACTGGTTCTGCGCGCCCTGGGCTTTCTTCATCGCCTTGCCCGCGAGGGCGGGGGCGAGCAGGGCTGAGAGGTTCTGCAAAGCACCGCGGCGCGGGACCAGCCGCATCGAATCCCAGTTCGCCGGCGTCTGGTTCGCCTGCTGGGCGTTCCCCATGAGCATTTCCGCAAGCATCTGCTTGCGCTGCATGGACAGATATTGCGGGTACTGCTCCGGGTCTAGATACGGAGGCTGTAGCCCTGAAGGGTCAGGCAAGGGCGGCTCCCGGCATAGGCTGAGCGTTCGGAACTTGCGGCTGAGGCATGCCGGGGATCTGGCCCGGTGGTGGTGGCTGCTGGCCCTGCTGTCCCTGGAGGGCCTTGATGAGCATGATCTTGCGCACGAGGTCGGCCGCTCCACCCATCTGCTGCTGGCCGCCCATCCCGCCCCCGCCTTGCTGGCCCATCAGCATCTGGGCGATCATTTTGGGATCCATTGACATTCGATTCTCCTAGAGAAGCGCCAGATACATGAGATAGCTCCCGAGGAGTGAGGTCCCCGCGCCGATATTGGCGTTGTTCGCCGCATTCGACTGATTCGCAGCATTCAACTGCCCCTGGTACTGCTGCTGAAAGGCCCCCGAGATATCGGGGGTCATGGCCTGCGCCTGACCTGCCCCACCCGGACTCAGTTGGTTAAACTCATTGATCGGGGCATCGCGCGCCTGAATCTGACTGTTGAGTGCGCCCTGCCCCATGCCAAAGAGCCGGGACTGCTCCTGCCCTCCGCCGATGATCGCGGAGTCGGCTGCCTGCTGATTCGCGAAGGTCTGGCCGCGATTCGTCTCCTGAATGGCGTTGGTGTACGCCTCCGACCCAGGCATGACGCCCTGGTTGGCGAGTTGTGATTGCTGCTGCTCCCGCGCCAAGGCTTCCTGCGGTTGCAGGTAAGCCATCTGCTGATTGAAGAGGGCATTGCGGGTGTTGGAGAGATCCTGCGTGGTCGAAGGGCCACCGGGCATGCCGGCAATGCCGGACGTGTCGATCGGCTTCTGCAACGCGCTCTGGAAGGGTTCATTGAGCGTGGTGTTCTGGCCGTAGATGGGCGCACCGCTCCCGCTGCCATTGGTCCCGGGGATGTTGAAGGAGCCGGGAGCAAAGCCCGGAGTGGGGGAAAAGCTGCCCCCACCGCCCGCTCCGACCGTTCCCCCCACACCGCCCAACCCTCCCCCACTCCCGGGGTTAGTGAGCCCACCCGTGCCACCGAGGCCGAAGCCCGCACCGGGATTGCCGCTGGGGGCGGGCATACCCTGCCCTGCGGTCATCTGCCCGCCAGACCCTCCGGGGATGATCTGACGCATCCCGCCGCCAGGAGTGGGCTGCCAGCCCCCTGTTGGGTACGCCCCTGAGTTGGAGCCCTGCGGACCCTGCTGCACACCGCCCCCGTTGTCGTACCCGGTGATTCCCCAGCCACTGCTCCCGAGGGCATTCGTGTTGCCAGTGCGATTCAGGCGCGCGTTGTAGTTGGCCGTGCCGGTGGAGAGTCCGTACTGCGCAGCGGCCTGCTGATAGGGATCGATGGGCTGGGGAGATGAGCCACCGGACTTCGCTTGAGTCACAGGGCCCGTGTATTCGTAGGCCTCTTCCTCGAGGACTTTGCCGTCCCAGTCGAGCACGCCCCGGGTGATGATCTTCATAGGAAGCGACACTCCCGCCTGATCATGCCGTATACGAACACATCGTCCTCCTTAGCCGCCTCGCGCATCAGTCCTTCCACCACAAACCCCAACCGCTCGCACAGCTTCCGGGACTTTGCATTCCGCGTCTCCACGAGCGCCGTGACGTGCCGGACCCCGAGTTGCACGAAGGGATAGAAAAAGCACACATACAGAAATCGCTTGGTGATCGGTGCCTCGATCACCGCCGACATGATCACATTCGACGGGGAGGCGTCCGTGTAGACGACCCCGCACAAGAGTTTCCCGCCCCGCTCATACCCGATGGCCTGGTAGTGCCCACTCCAACCGACGTAATTAGGCAGTCGTTCCCGGCACCAGTCCGCGACGCGCTGCGGCTCATCGAAGATCAGCCGACTATTCCGCCCGTCTCGAACAGATACTGCGTCGCGTACCACTGCACTCCAATGCCTGACACCTGCATCGCGATGGGACCGCTCGCCACACGGCCGATCCCGGAGATCCCGAGCCAGTTCTTGATGGTGTAGCCGATGGTCGTCCCGCCCCAGAGCGTCGTATCCCACAGGGTCGAGTTCCACGGCGCACTCCCACCGGCTGAGAACACCGGGACCGGAGCGGGCAGGTCCCCGAAGTCCACATTCAGCGCAATGACGGGCTGGATCGGCGCACTCGTCTGAAAGAGCGGCAACGCCATCGTGAACCGCTTCACTTGTCCGGGCTGCCCGAAGTCAGAGAACGCGGGCTTGCAGTTCACCGTAATGGGCGTCCCAGCATCGGATGCTCCCACGTCCGCAATGAAGACGGTCCCCGCCCCGCCGTAATAGAGCGTGTCCTGCTGGATCTCCCAGCAGCAGGCGTTCCAGTTCCGAAACCGCCACCAACTCTTGCTCACCGAGTTCATCACCCACTGGTGAATGGTGACGTTCTCGATCTCCGGGACATTCAAGACGAGCTTGTTCCCGAGGGGATATTCAATGACCTGCCAGCCAAAGGACCCGTTGAACTGCTGAACGTCCGAGTTGATGGCGTTCAGGATCTTGTACGTAATGTTGATGTTCTCTTGCGAGCGATCCGTGAGGAGCGCTTGCGAGAGCGGAGTCAAGCCATCCGCCGTGATCACGAGCACATCTGCGGCCAGGCGCGTCCAACATCTGCGCCCGATGGGACGCCCGATGCGGAAGATCCCCACTAACTGCCAGGTAATGACCTGCGTGGGGTCGTACCCCTGGTAGACCGCCACCTCACCCTCGCTCGTGATGAAGACGGCGTAGTCGTTGATCCCGGAAACGTTGTCGATGGTCCAGGTCGCCATCTGCATGAGCGTCCCGCCCATCTTAAAGATCTGGCCCAGCGGGAGCTTCGTTAAAGCCCCTTGGAAGGCGGAGATCCCGCCATACCAGACGTTCATCGTGTTGTTCTCGATGAACCAACAGCGCTGCTTGAAGACCGTGACCGTGATCAGGTTGGACGGCGTGAGTCCCGAACCAGAGATCGTCGTGACCGACCAGCCGCCCACAGTCTGCACTGCGATCGTGAAGCCCGATCCCGTCCCGCCGATGGTCGCAGCGGTGGCGGAGAGCACATCCCCCACCACGTATCCGGTCCCGGGTGTCGTGATCGTCACGCTCGCGACGACGGCGCCGGACACGACAATCGTCGCCTGCGCACCCGTCCCCGTCCCGCCCGTCAGGGGGACGTTGGTATAGGTGCCATTGGTGTAGGTACTGCCCGCCACGAGCGTCGTAAGGGAGATGAGACTCCCCTGGAGATTCCCGTCATACCGCTGTGGAGCATCCGCGCCGTTCACCCACAGGAGGACGTTCCCCCCGCCGGCATTGAACATGGCGTGCTGCATGCGCGAGCTCGTGAGCCCGGTCACGACCGCCGTCCCGACCGCACCCCCCAGAGCGTTCGTGATGTCGAAGAGACTCCCTGCGCTCACCCCGAAGAGACTCCGGGAGGTGAGGCCGTTATAGGCCATGACCGTCTCGACAGGGCCGGGGAACCCTGACGCCCAGACCGCCGAGCCGTTCCGTACGGCCACGTAGGAGGGCGTCCCGAACCAGTTATCCGAGAAGATCGCATCCGTAGGCGGCATCTGCGCCAAGGCATCGCGCGCGTTCACCCCGCCGATCGGAGCGGGGATGGTTTGCGTGGTCGCCTTCGGCATTTAACTGCCGAATCCGGTATCCGGCACGTTCTGCGATGAGAGAAGCCGAATGCCTGAAGCCCGCGAGTTGAGCGGCAGTGAGCGGGCGGAAGCCGACCGGCCTATGAGACGGTCCTTCTTCCCCATGAACTCCTGAAAGTCATCATTCCAGTCGAGACCCTTCGCCTTCAGGAATCGCCATTTGAGCGAGGCGAGAAGCAAGTCCTCGTTGATCAGCGAGACGTCCGAGTCCAGGAGATACGAGGACTGCACGCCCACCGTGGGCGCTGCTGCCACCCCAACCCAGTTAGTGCTCACGTACTCGTAGACGATGTTGTCGGTGAAGAGCGTCGCGGCCGACCCCACGGGATTGATGTAGAACTGCCCCTGCATGATGCGAAAGCGCATCCGGGGACCCACGGGGCTGATGCCGCTCTTGATGACCTGCCATTCCTGGGCGTTGAGCGGTCCCAAGAGCTGCCAGCGGAAGTTCCGATCCCATTCGGTCTGGGCGATGAGATAGGCGAAGTCGGAAGGGAGCGGGTAGGCTTCCTGCGCGAACGTCACCGATTGCCCATTCAGGGCAACCGTGGCGGAAGGAGGGGTGGAGATCGTCACCGTACCCGCGCCTGTGCCTGTAACGAGCGTATCGTTCAGAAGGCCCATGGCATAGACGTTTTGACCGGTGACGACCCCCGTAGTGCTCGAGACGTTCGTAAGGGTCGTGGAACCCGGAGTGATGGTGCAGGTATAGGGTCCTACCCCGCTCGTCTGGAACACGTACTGCTTGCGTAGGGCCTGCCAGTAGCCGGCCGCACTCGCATCTTCCGCCAGCTCTTTCCCCGCCCGGTTGGCGAGATACAGGAGCACGGTCGTATTGGGATCGATGTTGCCCACGATCGACGTCGGCGGAGTGAGAGAAAGCTCCCCCATCACCGCCTGACAGACCGTGAGCAGACTCACGCGGCCTTCCCCTTCTTGGAGAGCGCGTCGATCTGGGCCTGCATCGCCTTCAGTTGCTCTTTCAACTGCCGGCTCTCCTCCTCGGCCCGGTTCGCCCGTTCCTGTTCAGTGGAGGCGAGGGAGAGAAGTTGCGCCTCATCCAGTGCCGCCTTGGCGAGGTTCCGATACTTCCGTCCGCCCATGAAGTTATCGGCGTTCGCGTCCGAGAGCGCGGCGAGCGCTTCGACGGTATGGATGTTCAGCGCCTTCAGGCTCTCCGCCAGAGACCGGGTGATGGCCCCCCAGGTCTCAATCGCCCAGCCTTCAGTGACCTTCTGGCCCTTCTTGGTGAACCGCTCCCAGGCCTTGGGAAACCGCACCGGGTCGCACACCTCAACGGGTTGGGCTTCATCCACCACGTACCCGCAGACCTGGCCGTCCTCGTCATATTCGTACTGAACGCCCTTGGTCTCGTAGTCCCAGGTCGTCTTGGTATTGCCCGGTGCGACGATGCGAGTGTGGATCCGATCCTCATAGGTCGGCGTTGCGCGCTCTTCGGTCAGGGCCTGCATGAGTTTGGGCTTGATGTAGAACTCCACCAGGAGCCCATCATCCATGCCGTAAGAGACCCGGCCGGCAGCCGTGATATCGATCGGACGGGCAAAGTCGTTCATTCAATTCTCCTGCGCCAAGTGAAGTTCTCGCCGAGTTCGATGCGAGTGAACATCTCATCCACGGCCCGTTTCACACCGAACTTAGGAAACTCGGTGTTTTCGTAGTCGTGACCGGAGATGAAGCCTCCGGGTTTGATCTTCGGGAGCCAGGCTTCGATGTCGGCCTTGCACCCCTCGTAACTGTGATCGGCATCGATGAACACGAAGTCCAGTGACCGATCAGGAATGGCCTTGGCGGCTTCTTGCGAGTCCTGCCGCAGGATCTTCGCCCGGGGACCGGCGAACTCCACCACCTGTCGCGTCATCTGAAAGAACCGGTCTTGGTGCTCCTGGGAGAGCTGGGCGTGAAAGTCCCCGGACTGGGCATACCGCTCGGCGTGTTCTGACGTCCACGAGTCCACCAGGTATAGGGTCAAGTCCGGCCGATACAGGAGGAGGCGCGAGAGGTCGCCGGCAAAGACTCCGATCTCCGCCCCCACCGGGTTTTCGATGTCCTTCAGCCATTCGTGCAGGCTCTTGGCACGAAGGTCCGCAGCGGTGGGTTCCGTGGACTTGGATCGCGCCATCGTCGGCAAGAGGCCGTCCCCGTAGATGTAGAGTTCGCACCCGAGCGCCAGAAGGTTCCGGGCGAGCCCCATGAACTGGTCGGCCTGTTGCACCATCCAAGGCGCTGCGCGGAAGGGCTTGCCATCGCCTTGCACCTCCAGCACGAGTTCCCCGTCGTTCAGTGGCTGGGAATAGGCGTGATGCTCCCCTTCCGCGTAAGAGGAGTCGAACCCGAAGAGAAGAAACGTCCGGTGTCCCAGGATGTAGGCGAGCGCAATGGCGTTCAGGCCCACAGTGGACCCACCGGCGACCATGGTCGGGCCCTGGGTACTCTCCCCGCTCACCTCGAGCGCCACTTCGCTATAGGGATGCCAGCAGATGAGTCGGTCCCCGGCCGCATCGAGCACGGTCGGGTGGCACTGCGAGGCGTAGTAGCAGACCCCTTCGGGGGCGACAAAGGGGAGATTCCCCGCCCGCGCATCGTGCATAACATGCGCCTCGGGGGTCACCCCGCGCTCCTTCAGATACCCCCAGGTGTTATTGGTCGCATAGACAATGCCGCCTGAGAGCTGGTAACCGCGAATGCGCCAGACTTCGTTCTCAAGGCTCGGCCCGCCCCCGACGATGAGCGCCGCCTGCACCGTCCCATCCCGTCGCTCGATCCAGCGAGGTTTGGAAAGCGCATGCGTGATATTCGCGCGCAGTTCCGTCTCTTTGGTGTTCTGCTTGAAGAAGAGCGGGGCATCGCCCACCTTCCAGACATCCTGCACCCACCCGGGCGCCTGATGAGGGCGGGGGAAGCCGTGAAAGAACACGACAGAGGTTCCACGTGGAACGAATTCGGTACAGTCCGTCTTGTAAGAGCGAAACTTCCCGGGGAATAACTCCTGCCACAGGTCGGGCTTGAAACACAGCGTCTGCTCAATCCATGCCTGATCGCCGCCGTTCACGTGCGGTTCGCCGGCAAAGAGCCAGTCGTCCCACAGAAACTCCATGCTCCCGGCGCGCCACGCCATCACCGAACTCTGGAATCCATGAGGCCGGTAAGCATCGCGCAGGATCGCCAACGGCCCGTCATAGGCCGCGATCTCATCCAGGGGGCCGGTGATGACCGTATCCAGATCGAAGTACAGAACGCGCTCGCCCTTGGGGAACGCGTCTTCAGAAAACAGGTAAAGCTTCCCCCACCAGCCCTTGAGCCATGAGGGGAGCGTACGGGTCTCTACGCCCGCCATCGAAGAAAAGCGCGAGGGGTCATCCGTGAACACGATGAAGCGTCCACGGGTACCCCCCGCGAGGTTGCGCCGAACCATGCTGTATAAAATCTCGACGTACTCGTTGCCAAAGGCTAAACCTGTACAGAGACAGCAGATGTTCAGCATCGTTAAGCCATCAGATGGCCGTGATCTTGTTGGGGCGATCCATCCAGATGAGCGCAAGCGAAATCGTTGCGCTATTGCTGTTCGCAAAGCGCGCACCGATCAGCTCCGTACCCACCGCTGACGTCACCATGACGCGACCGGCCGTTGCCGACACGAACACGCGGCCGTTGAGTGTGTGAATCACCGCCGTCTTCAGCGCATACGCCAGTCCCACCAACTGGAACCACGCATACTGAATGGACGTCGTATTGCTCGTGATACCGCCGGTCGCACCGGCCGTATTCGAGACACACACCGCTGCCGGCTCGCCACCCTTGGCGGTCGTCGGAATGACGGCCACCGTGTAGTTCGCCAGCGCACCGGTGAACCACGTCACCACGGTCCCGAGCGGAACGGCGGTTGAGGTGGGCACGGCCAGGTAGATGAACTCCCCATACCCCAACGTCGGCTCGTAAGCCTGCACGATCTGGCCCAACACGGGCTGGAAGATCGGGCGCGGCGCGATGGACGTCGTGATGGTGTTGATGCCGGAGCCGGCTCCTACGCCGGGGGCATCCGTTGAGACGGGACCGATGTCGAGATCCCCGATGTAGGGAGAGAGAACGCTCCAGTTGTAGGAGACTGCAGCGTTGACCTGCGGACTTGCGAAAGTGAGCTTTGCCATGATTTGTGCTCCTAGTTGCCTAGGCGCGATTCCTTACGAAGATGTTTGGAAACAGTTGTCTGGTGGACCCCAAAGCGAGTTGCAATGTCTTGCTGCCTCAGTCCTGTCCGAGCCAAACGAACGATCTCAAGGTGTTGAGAAGAGTCGAGCTTCATAAAGCCCCACTTCCCGCTGAACCGCTGCACTTTGTCGAGCGTGTTTTGAGAGGCGTTGCCGAGATACAGGTGCGTTAGATTCACGCATTTGCGATTGTCGCAATGGTGCAGAACCATGAGCCCCCTTGGAATCTCTGACTGAAAGATAATCCACGCTGCCCGATGGGCCTTCGTGCCTTTACCGTTCAACCAGAATTGCCCGTACCCATCACGTTTGATGGTCGAGAGCCATTCCCAACAGCCCGACTCAGTTCGCGATACTTTTTCGAGAAATCGCTGCTCCAAAGTCTTCACGGGAATCACGCCGACAGCACTCCTTGTAGGAACCGATTGCTCAGGGTCAGATTGCCGGCAAAGCCGACCAACTTGACCATCGCATCCTGGTTCACGGCAAACCGCTCATCGCCCAGGGGCGCGAAGTTACGGTCCTGGTGCGGGCGGAAGAAGATGTACTTCGTGTTGAGGAAGTACATCGTGGACGCGGGAGCACCACCCCCGAATCCGCCATCGAGCACCACATCCGCATTCATGTACTTCAGCGACTGGAAGCCGATCTCGGCCATCTCATCGCTGGTAATACGCTGGATCGCCTGCAGGCTCTCCAGGTAGAAGCGGTAGTAGTTGTTGTCCGCGACCAGAAGGTCCGGGGCATCCGCGCCGCGCACGAGCTGCAAGTACGTGCGGTTCATGTACGACTGGATGTTCGCGGTAGAGGTCGCCGCTCCGCCGTTGGTCACGCCGGAGAAGGCGATGTTGCGCCAGAAGCTCCAGACCGAGGCGTCGATCCCCCCGATGGTGCCGGAGTTGTTCGTGGTGCCCACGAGCAACTGCACCCCACCGATCTGACGTCCGCCATCGGCCGTGCCGTTGGAGTACACATCCAGAGCGATGTTGTTGGTGAGCGTCTGCTCGGCGTTCTCGATCCGACCCTCGAGCAAGTCAATGATCGCGTTCTCGCCCGAGTTCTGGAGCATTTCCAGGCCCGAGATTGAAACCGCCACAGCCGCCTGGGCGTAGTTGTACTCCGCCCCGGTGAAGACGTCCGACGGGCTGATATTCAGGGCTTCATAGCCCGAATACCGCTTGTAGGTCCCGTTCTCCTGGTAGTTCAACTCCTGAACAATCGTGCGCCCGCCGGAAACGGGTTTGACACGACCGCGTGCTCGGAGTCGATAGAGCAGTGCGTTATTCTTGGTGACGTTATCGGCCAACTTCCCCGTGCGATTGCGCAGGGTCGTGGTCACGATTTCCGGCACCGTCGAATTGGGATTGACGAGTGCCATGGATTACTCCGAAATGGTTCAGATGCGGCTCGCCACCTCGGCTTGAGCCGCCTCGAGTGCTTCGCGCACGGTCTGGGGTTCCTTGGACGACGGGGTATAACCCCCCGGCCCGCCCCGAACACTCACCGCTTTGCGTCGCGCCTTCTCTGCCTGCTGGCGCTTCTCGGCTTCTCGCTGACTGCTGGCGTTCTGTTCCGCCAGGAGCTGCGTGCGAAGATCGGGTCGCGCCCAGACCGCCATTTCGTAAGCCTCTTCCATGTCCTTGGCTTGGCCCGCATTCATCAGGGCGCCCATGTGGGCACTGACTGCGCGAAAGTGCGGGTGCTTGGGATCTTGGCCGAAGGCTTCGACCTGGGTCAGGACCTGGGTCTGTACCTCTTGCTCGCGAGCTTGCTGCTGCTGGGTCATGGCGCCCTGGAGCTGGGCAAATTGCTGACGCAACTGCTCGAGCTCCGGGTTCCCCTGCCCCTGCGGCTGGGCAAGCAAAGTCATGTCCACGCCGAACGTCTGACAGACCTGCGCAATGGTGCGGGCCTTGGTCTGAGGATCGGCGGTGCGAAGAATGTAGGCAGTGTTGAGGAGATCGGCGACCGCGGCGGGAGGCGTCCCGCCGCTTGCGCGGATCAAGGGCTCATAGGGCTGGATGACGCGTTGCATCTCCCGCCCGAGCGTTCGTTCCTCATCCTGCTTCGTGAAGCCTCTGTGAACCTCGGCCTCACGCTTCTGGATCTCGGCCCTCACTTCGGGGTCGAGCGTCGCCCACTTCGCCTTGACGGCGTTCGACCAGGACGGCGGGGCGGCGGCTAGTTCGGGCCCGACGGGAGGGGCGGCTCCTCCTTCGGGAGCTGGCGGTCTTTCTGCAACTTCTCGCGCACCAGCTTCTGGAGTTCGGGGAGGCTGTTCGCCTCCAGAATCATCTTTGCCAGTTGGCTTACTGTCACGGGGCTCTCCTTGGGGGGCGAATCGCCCCGACTCATCCCGCACACGTTCAGGGGGCGTTTCAGCTTCAGGCTCGTACTCCTTCATCGCAGCCAATAGGTCGTCGCGGACGCTGGAGCTTTCGCTTGCGTCTTTCTCTTCATCGGCCATGGATCTACCTCAGGTAGGGCTGGATGACGTGTTTCAGTTCTGCGGCCACTTCGCCCTTCTTCGGACGCGTATCGTTCTTGATGGCCCGGATCGGCTCATTCCCCACTTCCACGAACCGGTTGCGCTTCAGGAACTCCCGGTGAGCCCTGCGGGAGCTGATCTCTTTCCCGGCCATGTCGCCCGCCACCGCCACATAGGGCTTGATGTCGGCGTTCACGTGAGCGGCGGTGATCACGCGGGTGACCGGGTGAGCATGCTTAGGGGCTAGCCGGTACTGGGCGACGGGACGGAAGATCTCGAGGTCTGCTTTACAGGTCGCGCAATGCCAGACGTAGACGGGCATCAGTGCAGTTCCGCAATGCGACCGTCTTTATCGCGCACGACTTTCCGAGGCTTGCGGACGTCTTTGAGCGCCTGGGTGAGCTTTTCGATGGCCTCAAGCGTCGGCTCCTTGCCCTTCTTCTCCTCCTCCACCTTGGCTTCTGCCTCGGCCTTGGGCTTCAGCTTCGTGACGGCCTTCACCTGTTCGCCCTTCACCTCTTCGGTCTTGCGAGACTCAGACCCCTTGACCGACTCCAGCTCCTTCGCCTTGTCGGCCTTCACGCCCTCGGTCTTGCGGCCCTCTTCGCCCTTGACCTTCTCGGTCTCCTTGCCGCTCTCAGCGCTGTGGACGGCGAGTGCCTTCTCGTGGTCCTGGGTCATGGAGGTGATCTTCTGCTCGTGGGCCTGCTTCATGCCCTCGAGCTGCTTTTCGTGTTCGTGTTCCATCGCGGCGATTTGGAGCTTGGTGGCGTTATCGGCCGAGGCGATCTTCTCCTTGGACGCGGTCTCGAACTGAGTGCGTTCGGCCTCGAAACGCGCCTTGATGTCCTCCAACTGCTGTTCGTGCTGGGCCTTCGCCTGCTGTTCGGTGACCGAACGCTGCGCTTCGAACTGGCTACGCAATTGATCTTCCTTGGCTTGCGCGGCCTGCTGGGCGTTCGCGATCTGGATATCCGTCTGCGCCTTGATGCCGGCGACTTCCTTGGCGCTCTGGGCCTGTGCCTGCGCCTTCATCATCTCCGGGTCCGGCGGGGGAGGCATGTCTTTAAGCTGCTCGATGGCATCCTCAAACACGCGCTCGAGGTTCCGCGCGACCTTGAAGCCCCGGATACCGAAGAGGATGAGCTCGCCGGCAGCCGGGATCATGGGCTTCGGCACGGCAGAGGCCTCGTTGATCATCTTGCCCACGGCCTCGATGAACTCCATGCGCGCGGTGCGATCCGCATCCTCATCCGTCCTGATCGTGCTATCGGTCTCCACATCGATCCGGAACTCCCGCAGGACGGGATTGCGCAGGAGCGCTTCCACCTCTTCCCAACTCGGCTCCTTCAGGAGCTTGAGTCTTTCGGGGGAGACAGATCCTCCTCCCTGCGCACCACCTGGGGGCGGTACAGGCGCTCCAGCACCTCCCGGCGGTTCTCCACCGGCACCCGGGGGGGCGGGCGGTAGGCCGAGTCCTCCCGCGGGAGGCGCGCCGGGCAGTGGTGCTCCGGCATGGCCTGCGGGAAGTGCACCTCCACCCATACCAGGCATTCCGGGCATTGGCGGCGGTGGGGGACTAAGTTGAGCATGGAGCTGCGCCTTCTCGGCATTCGTCAAGAGCTTGACACCGGAGATCTTCTTTAAGGTCTGCAGGGCGTAGCCTGAGATGATCTGCGCACAGATCCGCAGCGTATCCCGGCAGAACCGCTGCACTTCCTGCTGGGCGTCGCTGATCCGCAACACCGCGAACTGGCCCTTGATCTGCTGGGCGGTCGCGGTCTCTTCGGGCTCAGAAAGCCCACGGATGATGTCCGAGAGTCCGGTGATCTGATAGACGTCATCGATCATCGTCTGGCGCTGCTCACGAAGAGAGGCCAGCGCTTCGGCGATCTCCTTCAACGGGATGAGCTGCATCACCCCTTCGAGGCCCCCCTTCTCCTTGAGCGCCATCCAGCCATCAATGGGGATGAGCGTGTTCTCGACGCCTTCGGCCAGGAGGCGATCGAGCCCCGCTGCGCTGCTGTCATAGATGCCGCAGACCTTGAGCGCCTTGCCGATCGCACTGATACGCGTGGAGAGCTCGTCGATCTCCAGCGCCTGATCGTGGTAGTACACGAAGTTGGGCGTGGGGATGAGTTCATCCGAGGCCAGATTCGCATAGAGCGGCGGCGGACAGGGGAAGAAGTGCTCGAGCTCTAACGGGTCATCCTTGACGTCCAGCTCCTTAGGATAGTTCTTGACGATCCACAGGGCTTCCTTCTTCTCCTTGTCCCAGATCTCGTAGACGATCGCCTTCTTCTGCTTGGCATCGACCTTGCCATCGCCAATGCCCTTGGGCGACCAGTCGAGCGGGATCTGGTCCAACTGACCCTTCCTCAACTTGAACCGTTGGCCGATCTCCTCACGGGTGAGATACACCCGACGCCACACCGCCCTGACCTCATCCCACGTGCGCGCCCAGGTGTGACCGAAGTCCTCCCAGTACACGTAGTCGAGAAGCGTCTCCTCATACCCGAGCTCTTCCCCCTCCTCCTGCTCCTCGTCGTCCTGGGTACCGCCCGCGACCGCCTTGTCCTGCGCGTCGTCGGCCTCCAGATCCGTACCGCCGGGTGCCCCGCCCGGCTTTTCATTCTCGGGGCCGGGATTGAAGGTGGGGGAATAGCGCACCCAGAGCGTGCCGCGGCCGGGCAACTCAAAGTCGAGCACCACCTGGCGCAGGATCCGCCCGAAGGGGTTGACGTGCTGGATCGTGTAATCCAGGCAGCGCTCGAGGACTTCGGCGACTGAACGACCCACCGGGTCGCGATCCTTGAAACGCCGTTCTACCTCCGGCTTAGGATCGCGTGCATAGAGCGCGGGGAGCCGTGTCTGCACGTTGGACCAGAGAACGTTAAAGCGAGTGACCGCTTCTTCGCGGGGCGACCGGACGTCTTTGTAGCGCTTGTAGATCTTGCGCCCACGCAGGAGCCACTTGTTCGTGGTGCGTTCATAGAGGTCAATCTCGTCTTTCCAGAACTTGACGAGAGGCGTATTCGCCGTATCGGTCATTTACGCGACTACAAACCATACCTGCGCGGCCTGATTGACCGCCAGCCCGTTCACCAGTGAGATGGGCAGCGCATTCCACCCCACCACGCAGGCGGTGATGTTGACGTGGGTTGTGCCCCCCGTAGAGCCCACGTTGTCTTGGATGGCAATGGTCGTGGTGGCATTCGCCCAGAAGCCCAGGATCGTACAATCGCGGGGGATGAGGTTAACAACTGAACCGGTCGTACCCGAGGTGACGACGCGACCAGTAGGCAGGGCACCAGGACCAGGCATAGCTATAACCTCTCTCGCTTGAACGGGTCTTTGACCTTGGGCCAGAAAATCTCATCCGCAGTCGTCTCGTGCAGGAAGCGGGGCTTGGGCGTCACCCGCTCAATGGCAGGATCTCGCCACACCTGGGCAATGATCTCGAAAGCGTCCGCCCCGTGACTGGCCCAGTCGTGACGGGGCTTGCTTTTGAACGTGCGCTTGTCGTCATCCCACTCGAACTGATAGCTGCGCAGCGCATTCAACCCCAACTCGCACTTCTTAGCATCGAACCAGCAACGCTCCAATGTGGCCCGAGTGGCCTCAATGCTGTTCTGCTGCGACGTAGCGGGCATGATCGAAGCCTTTATGTTCGCATCCCACATCTGGTTCAGGATCGAATGCCCCGCGGCCGCTTGGAGCTTATTGGCCGCGTCATGTGGCACCCAGTGCCGTCCATAGGTATAGGGCTTCTTCTTCACCAAGTCGCAGTAGTGAACGATTGCCTGATTATTGTTCTGGTAGTAATCGATGAGCCGAATCTCGCCATACGTGATCTGCCAGAACCAGATGGCGGTGGAGTCATCAAACCCCAGGTCCCAAGCCGTATGCACCGGAAGCTTGAGGTCATAGGGCACCTCACCAATACGCCCCAGGCTGTCTAAGTGACGCAGCGTGCCCGCATAGATCGCGCCGAGAACCGCGCTATCGAAGGAGCACATGTACTCCTGATCGAAGAACGCCTGCCCCAGCTCCATCCCATGTTCGCGCTGAAGTTCGCTGAGTTCCTGCTGTAACTCCTCGGGGGTGAATACACCCGTCTCGGGAGCCATGAGCATTTGAGCGAACCATGTAGGATCGCCCTTCGCCCCGCGATACAACGACTCCCCGTGGTTACGTCCACGAGGGGTATAGATGAAAAGTGCCCAACCCTTGTTCTCTCTCAAGATGGGTCGGATATAAGCCCAGCTCGCGGGGTTGGCGATACTGAACTCAGAAAACACCACGCCCACGGGAGGCGAGCCGACCAAGCTGTTGTAATTGTCTGACCCGACTACCTGCCAGGTGCTGCCCACCCGCAGCTTGATCATCATCTCGTTTTCGCGCGTATTCAGGCGCGTTTCGAGAGGGAAGGCTTCATCGATACGGCGCTTGCCCGTATGCGGATTGATCGCTTCCCAGATCGCCTTTCTGGCTTGGCTCGCTTCCGGGAGCATGTGCCAATACGTACCAATTCTCTGATGAGCCGCTAAGCACGCCCAGTGCAGGCAGCTTTCATCCTTCCCCGCACGGCGATGCCACACACAGACCGCACGTTTCCCGCCGCCCTCCAGATATTTCCAGAGCGGGAGCTGGTAGTCGCGGGGATGCCAGCCGTTAGCGGGGAGTCGAATCCGTAAAGCGGACAATTTCGATCTGCAAATTACCGGTGACGTTCAAGTCTTGAGGCGCCACGGCACGAGCGAGCGTGCGCTCTACTAGGAAACAAGCCGCCTTCAGCTGAGTCAGAGTCATTTCCGTCTCCCCAAGCCCATGATTCTGGATACGGTTGAGAAGCTGACTCGTCTTGATCCGCTTCAAGCAGCTTTCAGTGTGTCGGAGGTTCAGTCGTGCGGCCATGATCGCTTCCCTCGTGGGTGGAGCGGGTGAACATTACGCGCCGGTCATCGTCGTGAAGACGCTCGCGGCTGAGGCCACGCTCACGACGTACACCCGCACAGACTTGTTGGCGGCGAGGGCGACGGAGGCGTTAGCGCCGGCGTTATTGATGTTGCCGCCGGTGGGCGGGAAGATCACGCAGGCCTGCGTGGTGCCGTTGATGCACTCAAACCAGTCACCCGCTCCCCAACCTTGCAGGAATGGGTCTGGGAGCGTGACGGCGGTGTGTGAGGCGCTGGCGCCCGTGACGACTGAGACGTCGGTAGGCATCTTGTAGCCGTTCTGTGCGGTACCGGAGGCGACCGTGACGAGACTGACGCCCGTGGGATTCCCCAGGACTGCGAGGAGGCTGGGGATAGAGGTCGCCCCGACCGGGAAGCTGCGTGATGGCATGATTAGCGCTCCGTGGAGAATTTAGCGCGACCCCTTAAGCCTTCCATCTTGCCGCCGGTGATCTTTCCGGCCGGGCCCGTGGAGGTCGCGCGATAGGACTTGTCCGCCGACCCGCGAGAGGTCGCCGCCTTGAAGTGACTTCCGACGCTCTGACCGCCCTTCTTGCCGATGTAGGCACCCTGGGACCGCAGGGCCACGGTGCGTCGGGTCGTCTCGAGCGATGTTCCCATGTTGAAACGCGGGCCGACCGGCTTCGTACTGGCCAAGCCCCCGCTGGAGGTGTCCTGACCGGTTTTGATGTGGCCGGGCAGGCCCTTCATGCTGTTCTTCTGCACCGGGGCGACCTTCCTCGCCTGTTCCAGGTGGGAAGTACTACGCATATTCGTGCCCTTGGTGAATCTGGCGGCCATGACCGTTTACCTCGTGATTAATGCAAAGTCTTCAATAGCGTGATGGCGTGTGCGGCGAGCTGTTCGGCCGTTTCGTCATCCTCTTGCTGCAGGAGCGCCAGCAGGAACTCCTCGTCCGGGGCATCCATGACCGGAGCTGCAGGCATGGGAGAGACCGCCACCGTCTTAGGCTTCTTGCCCGGGAGCTGGCTCTCGCGGATGACCTGCGTCTGAGCGAGATCATCGTGCCGCTTCTTCTTCCAGCCCTTCCCGCGCAGGCCCTTTTCGAGTCCAGGTTCGTGACTGTCCGGCACCTCCACCACGGGGGGTGGAGCGCTCGGGGGGAGCACGGCCAGGTTCGGGTACAGCTCCACCTGTGTAGCGGGCTGGAGCGTGCGCACCGGCTCGATGACCGCAGGCGGGACGCTCGGACTCTCCGCCGGTGCGTAAATCGCCTTATTCTGGAAGACCTCGACCTGAGGCGGATATCGCTTGGCAATCCACGGCTCGATCCCCCCCGACAGGGGGACCTGAGCAATCGGCGCCTGTAGCGCGAGATTCGGATACAGATCAACTGCAGCCCAGGGCCTTGGGACCTGCGGCGGATCCACCCCCGGACGCGTGATCTGCGTCTGCAGGGTGACCGCAATGTTGCGATACGTTTCCGGCTGTACCCAGGCCTTCGTGGCGATCCACGGCTCAACCGGAGGCGGCGGAACATAGACCGTTCCCACCACCCTGATCGCAACGTTCGGGAACTGATCGAACTGTGGGAGGGCCTTCCACAGGACGGGTTCAACGAACGCTCGCACGCTCTGCGTTTGCAGATTGACGGCGATGTTCGGGTAAACATCCGCCTGCTGGGCCCAACGGATCGCAAAGGCTGGATCCACCGGAGCAGGCGGGACGGTCACCGCCCCCACGCTCTGTACCGCCAGGTTCGGCGACAGATCAAGCTGCGGGGTCGGAGTCTTCCAGCTGACCGGATCGAGAGTGGGCCGAAGCTGCGCCTGGGGCGCCTGGGCCTGCACCGCCACGTTCGGGGCGTGTTCGATCTGGAGCGTCGCCGCACGCGTGGGAGCGGTGACGTAGAGCGGTGCCCGGATGACGTTCCCGGCAAGGGCCGCCGTTATCGCGAGCAACGCAACATTGACTGGGAGGTCGAGCGCCCCGCCCTGATACGTATTGCGCCAGTAAACCGGCTCAATGACGGGGCGCGGAAGGGGCGGGAATGACCCGCCCGCCCCTCTGAACTTCAGCAGCACGGACTAGATCGGCAGTTCAGCCCACACCAAGTGGTGCTGGTTCGACGAGGCGGCGCCGGCCGCTCCCAATGCGGCAAAGCACACATACGTCTGCGGGGGGACGACAATCATCCCCCTCAGTTCCTGGAAATACCCCTGATCCTCGCCCGTGGCCGCAATGGCTGCGGTGTTGTGCAACAAGGTCATGAATGACGTCGGAGCATTGACATAGGTCCCGGCATTCAATGCCAGGCACGACGGCGCGGCACCGCCGATGAAGTTATTGGCCGAACGCGTAGCCGCCGTCTGGCCTGTAGGCGCACTGACCTGCCCCGTCCCGCTCGCGAATAACACGCCGGTCTGCGTGGCGGAGGTCGCAATCACAGCGCCACCCGCATACAACAGGATGGCATTCACGCCCCCCGTGGTGGAGGTGCCATTCCACAACTGCAATCCCACCATGGCCGTGCCGACGAGGCTCGTAGCCTGCGCAGTCGCATAAGCGGTGAAGACCTTCCCAGACCAGGCCATGGCCGAATACTGCGGGAGCCATTCAGAGACTGGCGTCTCCCCGAGCCGTTCCGCGAGGGCGTTGGGGTTACCGCTGACCCGGGCGCCCGGTACGCCGCCAACCGGCTGAAGTTGGATATTCGCCATCAGGGATCTCCCGTTAAATGTTCAGTAATTCCGCTTCGACCTGGGTCGTCGTCACTGAAGCCGACGCCCCAAAATTAAGCGAGATCCCTACGATGAGACTCGCCGTGGTGGTGTTGAAAGCACCGCCCGTCACTTCGATGAGGTTGGTCCCGGAAAGACCTGCACCGTTCGCTGAGAGATGCACCAGGTTAAAGGTCCCTTGCAGGACGCCGGACCCTCCGATGGAACGCCAGGTGGAGAACACCTCGATGACCCCGGTATCGGTGACGCCCGTCTGCGCAGCGCCGGTAAAGGTGAGCACGGCCGTATCCGCCGTCGTGCCATTCGTGCCGACCCGCACAATGCAGGTAGGAGCGGCAGTGCCAGCGCCGGTCTTGCTCAGACTGATGAGACACCGATAGAGCGACCCCGCCTGAAGGGTCAGGCTGGCAGGGACCGTGATCGCCGAACCCACCAGGTACGTATCGGCTGCGTAGCCGGTGACCGCAGCGGTCGCGTAGTTGCGAATCCCGCTGACCCCCAGGGTATAGGTGCGCCCGGCGTCGTCCTTGAACGAGTACTTCTTGCCGGTTGTCTCCGGGAACAGCACACAGGTCCCGGCCGCGGGCGTCGCAGACGCCGATTGCACATCCAAGAGAACGTCAGCCATCAGGTGATCCTCAATCGTCCAGTCCCTTGAAGGGTGGCGCGTTGGGCGCCGGTCAGTTGCAGCCGCTCCGCCATGATGAGGAAATTCCCCGTGGGCGCCGTAAAAGTGCCATACGCATAGGGCGTAATGCCGTCGAAGTACTGCTCCGCGATCCACGTCCCGGGGCTCCCCGCGACGGTACAGCGCCAGGAGTTCGGCGCACCGAACGCCGGCACGGATTGCTCCGTGCGGTCGCCTGCCCCCCAGGTTCCCGCAGCGGGGACGGCGTTGTTCGACCACTCCACCAGCAACCCTGTCGCCCCATTGACCATCGTGGTCGCGCCGCCACTCCACACGTTCGTCTTATCGAAATACGAACCGGTGCAGGTCCCGGTGGTGGAGACAGTCGTCGCTCCAGTTCCACTCAGATAGTTGTTGGCGTAGCGCGCATTGGTAACGCCGTTGACCAATATCGCAAAGAATGCCGAGGTGCAGATGTTCCCGCACACCGAACCGGTATTGATGGACACGAGGCCGATCGGGATACACGAGGCCCCGCCGCCCGTCACGATATTCCCGTTGACCGTGAAATTGGAAAGGGAATTGCTTCCCTGGATCAGGCGGATTCCGCGATCAGAACAGCCGATGACGACATTGTCGGCCACGACGATGTTCGTCATGTTCTGGGTGGAGGAGAACGCGAAGATCCCATCCGTCGTCGTGAGGCTGTTCAGGATGTTGACCGTATTGCCGACGATTGAGACGTTAGAAGAGTCCTGCGCGTAGATCCCATAGAGCGGCGCACCCGTCTGCAAACTCACGTTGTTCCCAGTGATCGTCCCGCCCAACGGGCACCCCACACACGCAATGCCGTAGTAGTGCTGGTGATTAAGGACGAAGTTCCCGGAGATCGTGAAGGGCGAAAGATTCGCACTGCCGTTGATCGCAATGCCCGCGGGGACGAGGGTCGAAGACGACGTGGACACTCCGCAGTTACGGATCGTGTTACCCGTGATGGTGCAGCCTCCCGCCCCTGCACAGTAGATGCCCGCACCGGAGTTGCCCGTCAGGACAGTCCCCTGGATGTTCTCGACATAGTTCCCCACCGCCTGGTGCCAGGAGTCCACGTTGTTGGTGACGTTGTAAAAGAGGATCCCGTAGGCCGTGTGCTGACCGACGCGATTCCCGCTGGCGATGCCATACAAAGGCACCGCTCCGCCCCCGCCATAGAACTGCATGAAGGCGATGCCGACCCAGCCTCCCCCGAAGCACAGATTATCCGCGATGATGTTGTAATTCGCGGTCGCGGCCGACCCGTCATCCGTGATGATGATGTCGGTCTGATCGTTGGTCGTACCGTTGAAGTTGTGGAAGTAGCAGTTGCGCACGACGCAGTAGTTGGAGGCTGCGATCCACACTCCGGCCCAATTCAGTCCCGCGAACTCGACGCGCTCGACGGTGATGTAGGTACTAGAGTTGAAGATCCGCACGCCGGCCCACGTCGTCGTCGCCCCGCTCCCCGTCACGTTGATCTTCAAGTCCCGGATCGTAACGTTCGTGAGGCCATTGCACTCGAGGTTGTTCATCGAACCATTAGCGTAGAGCAGCACGCTCGTCGCCCCATCCCCGTACAACACGACGCCGCTCACCAGTTCGACCGCGGTTGAGACGGCATAGGTCCCGGCCGGAACATATACGGCGGCATTGCACAACAAGGCATTCTGCAACGCCTGGAACATGTCGGTCGTGCCGGGCGTCGTGTTGTTGCCGTACCGGTTCAGATTCCCCCAGGGGTACCCCAGATTGACCGGCACGATGTTGTTGCTCTTCTCCGCAGCGCTCACCGGAAAGCTTAACGAATAGCCCCCGAGTGCCACCTAGTTGAACTCCTGCACGGCGAGTGTCCCGGAGGCGGCGCTGGCGATGGCGTTGATGGCACCCGCCGTGAAGCCGTTGCGATCCATCCACCACCAGTTGTTGGATTGCAGGACGATCCCGGAACCCGCAACGGCCGGTGCACCCAGACCCAAGGAGATCACCTGACCGCTGGCGGAGGTGTTCGTAATCACCATGCCCTTGCGAACCGGGTTGGCCGCAGCCACCAACACGGAAGCGACTCCAACTGAGACGGCCAGCGGTTGACTCGGTATTCCAGTGGGAGGCCCCACCGCCGCCATGAGCTGACGAAACAGGACTTCCAGGGCATCCGTCGTCGCAGGGGACAACGAAACGCTCGTACCGCCATCATCATCCACCGGCACATCTGGCAAACTCGTGGGGACTGGGAAAGTGAGAATGTTCTCACCCCGGCCGTCCCCCCCGGCGACATCCAGCGCGAACACTTCCGTCTTCGGCGTGCCCGTACCCGTCTTATCCAGCGTCCGGAATGTGTCACCCCCTACGCCGGGCGGCAGGGTGGTGTTGTCGGCCATGCTCTATAGCGGCTCGTACATGATGCTCGTGGACTGCGCCGCACTCGTCGTGCCGGCGGCCGTGGAGGCAGAGAGCGTGCTCTCACTGACCGAGGCCGTCGTCCCCATGATCCACCAGGCTTCCGAGAGGTCGGCCGGCTTCCAACGCGCGATGCCGCCCAGGGCGTTGATCGACATCATGAGTCGCGCGGCGGTCGTGACGGCAGAGCGCAGGGGGCCCGTACCGGCCGCGGTAAAGGACAGCGGTACGGTCGTCAGTGCAGAGGCGAGGGGCCCCGGAGCAGGACCGTCACTGGCGGGAGCGGCGAGTGCGGTCGGTGTCACGCCCAACGTGGAATCACGTGCCCAGACGTTGTTATTGACGTTAGTGCTGGAGGTGCCCAGGCCCTGAATGAAGATCTCTGAGACGAAGATAGCGGTCGTGGCTGAACCGGCACCGAGTGCCATATAGGTACCGTTCGCGAGGGCGATCGTGTCCGCCGTCGCTGTAGGCGTGTAAGAGGGGACGGAAAAGAGACGACGGGACATGATGTGCTCCTAGGGAATGATGAGCGACTGCGCTAACACAGCATCGAGCTTCTGCTCTTTGCACTGGTGGACGTACCCGGGCTGTGCTGCTTCACGCCCGCAGTCATCGCAGATGTAGTGATCGCATGGCCGGCAGTACTCCCGACGGCGGATGCGGTACGGGTTCTTGCTCCACGCCCCACCGCAGTGTTTGCAGGAGAGCGTGGCGGACTCGAAGAGTTTCCCTCCCGCCACGGCCTCGGGCGGCAGGCCGATCTTGCGTGCGATGTCCGCGGGGATCCCCGGCGAGGCTCTGTGATCGAGCAGCAGCCACCCCTCATGGCGCTTGAGTGAGCTCATAGGCAGGCCTGGCCCATGAGAATGGGGGGGCTCGCGCCGCCGGCTTCCTTGAACCACGCTGCAAGCGTGCACAAACTCGCCGTCGCGGAGGAGGAGGTGAACGTGCCGGCAACCGTTCCGGAGGAGATACCGGCTTTCGTCTCGACAAAGGCTTTGACCCCAACGCCCCAGCCGGCAAAGCCGCCCATGTTGGCGTCATTCGTGAAGCCCGTCCCCGGGGAGAGCGCGCCGGCCCCATTGCTCTGCTTGGAATAGGCGATGGCAAAATCCGTAGTCGTCGTCGTGACAGTGCCGCTCGTGACGGCATCCGTGGCCGTCCCCGGAGTCGTCTGTTGCTGACCCTTATGGGCATCGGCGGCTGCGTTTTGCAGGCCCGAGAGTTCGGCGATGTAGATGCCCGGGAAAGCGGTCGATGGCGATACCGAGACGGTGACCGTATTCGCTCCGGCGTTGCAACTGGTCACGCACCAGGTCGCCTCGGAATTGCTGTCCACCGTGTCATTCACGGTGTCCAGTGGCACATAGGTATTGCCCTGGGAGTCGGAGACGCCGAGCGTCACCCCGGAATTCCCGGCGTTGGCGGCGACGAAGAGGACGTTCCCTGCGGTGTTGTTGCCGGGGAAGGCGAGCGCAATGCTCGCGGCACTTGCGGCGGACCCCAGGTCCTTGGATTGGGCGATCGCGCCGGCCATTTAGCCCAATCAGGTCACATCCGCCTTGGTGATTGTCGGTGCACCGAGGGCTGAGACCGCGGCAGCGACCACGACCGGGAACACGTCGCTCATCGTGCCCTCGCGCCCGAGTGCATCTACCGCCGTAGCGCTGTATCCGTAGGACCCCGAGGCGACGGAAGCGTCAACGTATTGGGGAGTTGCGGGGTCTGCAATGACACCGATCTTGGCGGCGGGGGTCGCCCCGGAGGCTCGGTAGATATTGTAGCTTTTAGTATCCGCGGGGCTTGCAGCGGAGCCGTCTTGCCGTGTCGTCGGTGGTGCCAGTGAAAGTGTGACCGTAGCCATGTGAGGAACCTTTCCATCATTTGGGAGTAACGCGGACCCAGCCCCAGGAGACGTATACCCACATGTCGCTCAGTTGCTCCCGAGGGGGAGCGAGACGACGCACACGGCGTAGACAGGGCCCAAGAGGGCGCCCGACTGCGAGGCATTGCTGGCGCCTGCGACGCTGTAGTACGGGGTTCCGGGGATACGATCGTTCGGTGCGCACGGGGTAGCCACTGCGACAGACGCCCCGGGAACTGGGGTGGGAATGAGGACGCCATTCGCGTCCATGGGATAGACGGCCCTCGTGCTCGCAGGACCATTGAAGGCCACGCGTGCCGTGGGCGCGCCCAAGGGGATCAGGCCCTGCTGATAGGCGATCTCACCCGCGGTAGGCGTCCAGCAGCGCGCAACACACTGGGCCTGCGCCTGCGCGCCCGTGATGCGTCCTGCGGCATAGTTGAGGATGGCTGCGGCGGCATCGGTGAGTTTGAACAGCCACACGTGAGTCGTGTAGCCGCGGGGGTTCTCACACACCCACACCGCATACGTATCCGCGCGATCGGTCACCCCTGCGGGGATATTGCCGTAGGCGACGAGCGGGGGGATGCGGGCCTTCGGCAGGCAGTCCGGGAACGGCGGCGGAGTGGTCGAGAAGGTGACGGCGGATTGAGCTTGCCAGCCGGCATAGGTCGTCAGGAGTTTGGAGAACGGCTGCGCATTGCTGTAGGGCAACCACTGCGCTCCGCCACAAGCACTCAAGGGGTCCCCGGGATTGACCGTGTTCGGACACCACAGGACCCAGGTGGAACCGGTGGGCGCGGCCGAACTCGTGGGGGCGGAACAGGTGGCGTAAGCCGCGCCCTGGGAAGCGGTATCGCAGCTCACCACTTGGGCGAATGCGGCCCCGGAGACGAGCCAGCACATCCCGACCCACACCAGAGCGAGGGGCCAGGCTTTATGCATACGGGTCTCCCAAACGAAAAAACCCGTCAGGCTTTGACGCCTACGGGCATGTTGCGCCTTTCTACTGTGTTTTTGGCCCAAGTGTCAAGTTCCGTGTGGACGACCCACATCGCCTCATCTAGCCGACGTTCGTAGGTGGTTTTCGGAAGATCCAGCTCGAAGGCCTTCTGCCGACGTGCCCCGCGGTGACAGAACTCCTTCACCAGCACGATCCGGTAGTGACGCTCTGCGCGGTTGACGGCGGATTCGGTCTCCAGGATGTCCTGCGGAGGGATCCCCACGTCCTGCGCATGCACGATCTGCAGGAACGCACACATGGTCGGGTACCCGCGCAGTCCCCCTTGCGCCCAGCGGCCCCAGACCCTCAAGCGATAACGGGTGCTGTCGAGAATGTGCATGCGAGGGCCTCTTCAGGGGTATGCGCGATGAGCACCCCCCAGCGCAGGAAGTTGACGAGCTGGGCGGCATCGCGTTTCCGGTATTTCGTCGTGCCCTCGCAGTCGATGAGGAAAAGCCTCCCCCCGCGTTTCACCAGAAGGTCGCACGGCTCCCCGATAGGCCATACGGCGCACCCACAGCGCCGGAGCGCCTCGACGATGGCGTCCTGGGTGGAGTCCTTGCGGTGCGTGCGGTGACGGCTCACAGGAGCGCGACGAACGCCTTGGCGTCCTGAGCGTTCGGGAAGCACCCGAGGGACCGGGCGGTGTGCGAGTCAGAGCTCTGCCGGTCGAATACCGTGAACTGGTCGCCCACGCGGCAGATGACGGGGCCGGTGCTCGCGAGAATCGCGTTGTCAGTCAGCTTGCGGTAGTGGACCGGGAGACGGACCGGAGCAGACGGGGGGCGCTTCTCCTTCGGAGACTGCGCTGCTTTGTGGCCCGATTGAAACAGATGACGGTACTGCGGGTGATCCGCCAGTACATTGAGCGTATGATTCTTGCTATGAGCCTCCGCCATGAAGACCCTCCTTCACCTGTTGGTTGACCACCCCGAGTGCGCCCTTGCACTCTTCATCCCCTGCGCCCTGCGTCACCTCCTCGACCCTGACCTCACGGAACTCCAAGTCATTGCCCCCCCTCCCCCCATCGATGCGCAGGGGGAGAGAGGGCTGCCTCACGGGTTTAGTTTTCACTCGCCCCGTGACTTGCGCCCCCAGCGAGCCGTCCGCCTGCATTCGGGTCTGGCGTACGAAAGACCTTGAAGCCCGATCGAAACTGCTTCAGAATCCAGACCTCTAAGAGCCCAGATCGCCTAAAGCAGAACGCCCCGTTGGACTTCTCCCACGGGGCGTTTTTCATTTGCAGGCTTGCGCTCGAGTTCGGCGAGTCCGCTCTGCACCTTCGCCAGTGTTCCGATGCGCGGATTCCTCGCGTCTCGGTGACCTTGCATGAACTTGCAGAGCCAGGAATACGTGACGCCCAGGCGCGGAGCCAATTGCTCGCGCGTCATCCCCAGAGCGTTAATTCGGGTCCTTATGTCCAAAACGACGTGTGCGAGGTCCATCCCGTGATACTAGTAGCAAAATTTCGCTATGACAAGCGGTTCGATGCAGAAGGCAGATGCGCGGAATATTGGCGATGTAGCCTTTGTCTTGCCGGTCATGATGATGAAGATGGTGATGAGGGTGACATTTAAGCTCTCATAATCTTGCACAAAACCAAACAGTTGTGCGTAACTCGTGGGCAAGCGACATTGCGAGGTGTTGCTAGGACTAGGAAAAAGTGGGTGACCGACGGGGGTGCCGCCCCGTATCTCTCGGATACCAGCCGAGGGTTCTTTAGGCTTGAACTACGGCCACCACAGAAACCGAAATCTCAACATACACCCCTGCAGCTTCGCTTTTGGTTGGCTCTGGTTAAGGAAGGTACGCCCGGCTGGAATTGCACCAGCGACCTTGGGGTTACGAAGCCACCTGCTCTACTGCTGAGCTACGGGCGTTCGTCCAAGACCAGAAATCATCTCGGGCAATTGAGCTGAGATGATGGCTAACCAAGTTCGGCATCCTCCTTCCCAGCACTAACCATGTGGGTAGGGGTTTCCCAGCCGTTAGAACGAAGGACGGGCGAAGCTGCAACTTCGCCCGTCCTTGCCTTCCTCTGGATGGATTGCAGCGTCCATCCGCCTAACTTCTGATCGCTGACAAAATCATCGGCTGCCGATAGGTAGCTCGCCAAAAGAGACTTCGGCTTCTTGCCGCCGACGTGAATACCCATCTTTTCCAGTTCCGGCACTAGCTCCCGCGAAAATCTGCGCTGTCCGTCGGCCAGGATTGCTTTGCAGCCTTCGATGATGGGAGGCGTTCGGCCCGCTTCAGAGGCCCTTGCCTACCGCTAGCAATATTTAGCTTGCAATGCTCTTGGGGTTGTAGCAAGATTTCGCTACACGGTTGAACCCTCGGAGCCTGCGATGAAAGCACTCGAAACCCTCACCCCCGACAGCACGGACGCTGAGGTCTCCCGCGTCGTGGACGCTTACCAGCGGGTCGCGCTCTGTGACTGCTGCGATCAGCGCCCGGGAGTCCGCACCGTCTTTGCCGCTGGCTGCGAGACGTGGGTATGCGAGCCGTGCTCGGAGTGGCGGCCGTGAAGCTCTGGGGGTCCTCCGAGGTCGCCGAGCGCGCCGCGGTGCATGTCCTGAAGCTGGATCAGGCCGCCGAAGCCTTAGCCATCACCACGTTCGAGAACGAGGCCGCCGCCTGGAAGATGCGCGCCGACAAGGCCCGCGCCCGTCTCGCGCGTGTCAATGCCGAACTGAAGGCGAAGGGGGTCGTATGAGACCGTCGATCCGAAAGGCTGTCGCACCGGGCGGCACACGTGGTTACGAAGTGTACTGGCCTTCGACCGCTCTCCCTTTCCTCAATATTTTGATATCAGCGAGGATCATCTGTTTTGTTGAGTCAGAAGAGGATGCCGTTGCCGCAGCCGATTGGCTAGATCAGGCTGACGAGGCGCAGGTGGATGTATGACCCGCGAGCAGATCGTCACCGAGATTAAAGAAAACGACGAGTGGATGCGCCAGCTCCGTGCTGAGCGCGAGCGGATCGAGGGACAGCTCCTGTCGCTATCGATCCGGAACGAAGAGCTGAATGAGCGGCGCAAAGAGTGGCGCCCGATGCTCGAGCTGGTGCAGGCATGAGCTGGCAGGTCGCATTGATTGTGGTGTGCCTGAGCTATAGCGCGCTCGTAGCACTCCTCATGACCTTGCCGGGACGGCGCAGGCGAACCAGGCACTCACCGCCCCCTTGGGACAACGACTACCGCGACTTCACGGGGAAGTGGAAAGCGCAGGAACGACGGGAGAGACAGTCATGATCGAACAGAGCGAAAGCATTGCAGCCCTCGCCACGGCCCTTGCGAAGGCCCAAGGCGTCATGGGCGGAGCCCTGAAGGACTCCGCCAACCCCTTCTTCAAATCCCGTTATGCGGATCTGGAGAGCGTGTGGAGCGCTTGCCGGAAGCCCCTCGCGGACAACGGCCTCGCCGTGATCCAAGGGACCAGCGCAGATGACACGGGCGTCACGATCACCACGACGCTCGCACACACGAGCGGGGAATGGATGCGCTCCTCGCTCCGGCTCCTGCCGAAAGAGGCGACCCCGCAAGGGGTGGGGTCTGCAATCTCCTACGGCCGTCGCTACGCGCTCGCCGGCATGGTCGGGGTCTATCAGACGGATGATGACGCCGAGGCCGCTCACGGGCGTATTACGCCGCAAGGCGATGCCTCTAAGCGGGCCGATGGGGCCAAGGCCGCCCAGATCGCGCAGCGCATGCGCAATGCCGTGCAGGTCGGAATCGATCAAGCGGCTTTCGATATCCACTGCGAAGTTGTGGACGACCAAGACCTGTACATCGCGGCTTCTGACCTCATGAGCGCGGGCGAGCGGCGCGCTTTCAAGGAAGCGATTGGTCGTGCCCGGGAAGCGCAGCCCCGAGTGCTCGCGAATGGCCGTGCTGCGCCGGTCGTGCGGTGATTCAGGAGGACCGGTGCGCGCGTGCGCTCGCTTACCTCGCCGAGACCGACGAGAAGGCGGCCGAGCTCAAAGCACAGGTCGCACGCAAGGAGTACGGCGCGAAGCTCGCACGGTCCAAGGTGTTTCTGGTGTCGGAGGGGTCGGTTGAAGCACGCAAGGCTATGGCTGAGACGTCCCAGGACGTCCAGCAGGCAGAGGGCGAACTGGCCGATTCGATTCTGGAATTCGAGAAGGTGAAGGCGAAACGCGCGACCGAGGAGTTGATCGTGGACGTCTGGCGATCCGTGAGTGCGAACCGACGACAGGGGAATGTGTGATGAATAATCGGAAGTGGCGCCCGTTCCGGTGGCTGCAGTTGCAGCTCTTGCGCTCGCTCCGCGAGCATTATCGGCTCATGGCGCGGCCCGAGCTAGGCCACCGGCCGTTTCAGCGGGGTGGAAAGTGAACCGTCCCGCAGATCCGCGCAACGAATTTCACAACGGAGATTGACATGACGATGAAGAAATTGAACGCCGCTCAGATCCGCCAGGGCGATTGTCTCCTGGTGCGCGTGGGCGATAGCGCAGACGTCGCGCCGGCCGATAAGGCTCTGGTGCTGCGCGAGGGCGAGGCGACGGGCCACCGCCATCAATTCATGGCCGAGTCGCGCGTGAGCTTCCCCGGCCGCACGCAGCTCGCCGTGGGCGCGCCTGCAGCGCTCCGCCATGAAGAGCACTCGCCAGCGACCGTGCTCCCCGGCCTCTACGATCTGCCTACTCAGGTCGAATGGACCGACGAGAATGAGCCTCGCGTGGTAGCAGACTGACATGGCTACCAAAATCATTCGCCGCCCCGATAGGGCGGAAGGCGGGATCACTGCAGAGGAAAAGATGCGCATGGACGCGCACGCCCGAGTGTGGATCTCGAACGCCCTGCGCACCGATACAGTGGATCGTGGCCGCCTCACGCAAGCGATCAGGGATCTCTATCGCGTCTCGGGACGCGAAGAGCCTATTGTCGTGATCGTGCCCTCCCCGCGCATCATGGCATTTGCCGGCGGCTTCGCTGCGGCAATCTGGCATCTGCGGAAGAACACAAAGGCCGCTGCGACCGCCGCTGCGACCTACGCTGCGACCTACGCTGCGACCCACGCTGCGACCGACGCTGCGACCGACGCTGCGACCCGCGCTGCGACCGCCGCTGCGACCGCCGCTGCGACCGCCGCTGCGACCGACGCTGCGACCGACGCTGCGACCGCCGCTGCGACCTACGCTGCGACCTACGCTGCGACCGACGCTGCGACCTCCGCTGCGACCCACGCTGCGACCGACGCTGCGACCTACGCTGCGACCGCCGCTGCGACCGACGCTGCGACCTACGCTGCGACCCGCGCTGCGACCTACGC